CTTTGTGAAGGCAATCCTTGAGAACCCAACTTTCTCGAGTCAGGTTAAGTCTGAGTGTACCCTAAAAGCACAAGACTTTGGCTCTAAATTTGATATGCCCAAAACATTCGTCAAGAATGCTCTTAAGACTGGCATTTCCGATGAACTTACAGCTCTCTCAAAATTTAAGGAGATGAAAGAGTTGGCCAAAACTGATGGTGGAGCTCGGAAGTCTAAAATCACTGGTATTCCCAAGCTTGATGACGCAAACAAAGCTGGGACAGCACAATCTTCTAGGTGTACACTCATCGTCACGGAGGGTGACTCAGCTAAGACCCTAGCCGTCGCTGGCCTCTCAGTTGTTGGTAGAGACCACTACGGTGTCTTCCCGCTTCGAGGGAAGTGTAAAAATGTCAGAGATGCATCTGTCGCCCAGCTTACAGGAAACCAGGAGTTCAATGACCTCAAGAAGATTTTGGGTCTCCAACAGGGAAAGGACTACAAAGATGTATCCGAGCTTCGCTATGGTCGTCTCATGATCATGACAGACGCAGATAACGACGGTTCACATATCAAGGGTCTGATCCTAAACATGATTGACTATTTCTGGCCCAGTCTCCTCAAATTGGGATTTGTTGTTTCAATGGTCACACCCATCATCAAGGCTTCTAGGGGTAATCAAAGTAAATCCTTCTATACAGACTCCGCATTTCGTACATGGTATGGAAATGGACAATCTGGTTGGCGTATCAAGTACTACAAGGGTTTGGGTACCTCAACTTCTGCGGAGGCTAGGGAGTACTTCAAGAAGATAGAAGACCTTACCGTCAAGTTTAATACAGATGTAATGTCTGATAAATCTATTACCTTGGCATTTGACAAGAAGAAGGCTGATGACCGTAAGACGTGGCTTCTTGAAAGCACAGCAAAAGACCCCAAGGAGCTGGAGGTTTCTTATGGTAATGTGAAACAACTGGCTATCACAGACTTTGTTCACAAGGACCTGGTAAACTTCAGTCTTGCAGACCTCAAGCGTTCTATTGCCCATGTTTGTGATGGACTCAAACCTTCGCAGCGTAAGGTAATGTATTCTTGTTTTCAAAGGAATTTGACTGCGGAGATGAAAGTAGCTCAATTGGCCGCATACGTGGCTGAGAAGAGTGCCTATCACCACGGTGAAGTATCTCTCGCTGATACAATTGTAAAGTTAGCCAATGACTATACGGGTTCCAACAATTTGAATCTCCTAGAACCTTGTGGTCAGTTTGGAACCAGGTTGATGGGTGGAAAGGATGCTAGCCAGACAAGATACATTTTCACGCGATTGACACCTGAAGCGAGGAATGTATTTGACCCTCGCGACGATGCGATTCTCACATATCTAGACGATGATGGTCGCTCGATTGAGCCCGAGTTCTATATGCCTACTCTACCTATGATTTTGGTGAATGGAAGTGAGGGTATTGGCACTGGTTTCAGTTGCTATGTACCTCCATTTAACCCCAGAGATATTCGGAACAATATTCTCAACTTCCTTGATGGCAATCCTATCAAAAGGATGAAACCTTGGTTCAGGGGTTTCAAGGGAAAAGTGTTTGAACAAGATGATGATTCATGGATGACCCAAGGTGTATGGAGCACCATTGGAAGGACGGTTAAGGTGACTGAGCTACCACCGGGACGTTGGACACAAGACTACAAAGAACATCTGGATACCCTCGTTGAAAAGAAAATCATCAGTGGTTTCACAAATAACAGTACAACTGAGAATGTGGATTTCTTGATCCAAGACTACAATGGTAAAGATGCTATTAAGGATCTCAAGCTTCAAAAGACTTTCCGAACCTCAAACATGCACCTGTTCCACCCTACCCGAGGTATCCACAAGTATGAAACCCCTGAGATGATTCTGAAAGACTTCATAACCCTTCGTCGTGAATATTATGATAAGCGAAAAGAGTATCTAATCAAGGTTCTTGAGGCTAAATCTAAGATGTGTGACTACAAGTCTCGCTTTGTGTCTATGGTCATCAACGGTGAAATCGTAGTATTCCGTCGTAAAAAGCAGGATCTTGAGAACCAATTGTCTGGTCTGTTCCCAGAAGTAAATGGAAGCTATGACTACCTTCTAAACATCAAGACAGTTCAGTACACGGACGAGAGTGTCAGAGAGCTTTTGGCGCAGTCCAAACAGGCAAAGAAGGAACTTGAAATTATGAAGTCTACTTCTCCTATGACAATGTGGAAGAATGATATTAAAAATATGTGAGCAGTAAGTAGATATGGGGGAAGCTTCTAAGATAGCTCTTAGTGCTATTGGAATGCAGGATACACACCTACTTTCCGATAACCCCGAAAAATCATTCTTCAATCCATCATATCAACAACATTCACAATTTCGTAAATATCATAATGTACATCGTGTAATTAAAAATGGTAATAAAACGACATGGCCATTCGGAGAAACGATCAAAGTTACTCTTAATCCACAAAGTATGGGAGATCTACTTACAAATTTATGGATACATGTTGATTTACCTAAATGGACAAGTGATATTACTTTCACACCGGGAATTGGACAACAAGCAGAACTATATATATTTGGGATGACTCTACAAGAAAGTGGATCAGCTTCATACAACTCCACAGGCGTCGCGTATGCTACCTACGATCTATTTTGGGCAGCGATGATAGCGGCAGGGGATCCAGGTCCGGGAGCTCCAAATGCTCAATTCTGGATGTTTATTGTAATGGACTATGCTTATAATAATTACCCACAAGATTTTACTTGGTATGAATTTCGTAGATACTACGAATGGAGACAGTTTGATATTCCTGGTACAGATTCTCAAACGTTAACGGATTTGTATGGTACAAGCCTTTACTTCGGGGCACCACCTCACCTACTTGTTCCAGCTGAAATGGGTAGCTGGGGTTGGGATGTGCAACTATTAGGTAGAAAAATAATAAAAAGTGTTAAGTTTATCGTAGATGACCAAGTATTAGAAGAGATAACCGCAGACTGGTGTATTATTTATGATAACATGTACCAAACGGAATCCCAAAAATATACTGCAAACAGCGCATATAACAGAAACATAGTGGGCGCCAGTTATGGATACGAGCGGAACGCTGGAAATTCTGAATCTAGAAATAATCTTTTTATTCACATCCCATTCTTCTTTTCCCAGAGTTATGCCGGAGATGTATACTCGGATAATAAACAAAATAAAACCCCGTTCCCATTATGTGCAATTCATAAACAGAAAATTATGCTTGAAATTGATTTTTTTAAACAGTCATTTTTTACTAACAATTATCCCGACTATCTCGGTATCGGCGGTGATATTGGGAGAGGACCCGCACCCCCACCACCAGCTAAAACGATGTTAGATTTTAATATTATAACGGAAGAGATTACACTTTCTAATGAAGAGTCTTTGTTTTTCAAAACTAATAATAGAGAAATTATTTATGATTTTGTGAATAAACATTCATCTATGCAATTAGAAACAAATATAGGTAAACGATCATTTGAAATACAATTAGAGCCATCTATACCCGTAAAATGTTTTCATTGGTTTTATAGGTACAAAGGATACGAAGACGAAGATGAATATAGACATATAGAAACTCCTCATACACGGTCTTTCTACAGAGCTTTCATAACATCAAATAGGTTTAATTTTACTAAAGCACAATATGATGCAGGTAATAAGATAAGCACATCACCACACATTTTAAAAAATGCATATTTTTCGTTGAATGGTGAACGTTTCCCGAATATATCTAACATCACATACGAATACTTTTACAACTACATCCCTATGCAATCTAAGTTATCTACATCGGGTAATGTAGTTGAAAGTAGATATCCAACACCTATAGGTGCTTACAGATTCAATTACGTATACTCTTATAATTTTGCGATGTATCCTAAAAGTACAATGCCTTCGGGATTTCTTGATTTTTCAAGGCTAAACTCTGATAAAACTAAACTTCATTTTGAATTAAATGACGATTTAGACCTCCTACATGGGGGTAATGGATCATCCGCTTCGCCTTCTCGTTTAGTTAACCCTGAATATAACTTTCATTTATACTATACAGGTTTTCGGGTTCTTAGATTTAACAATGGTTTTGTGTCAATTACTTGAAATAAAATCTACAAAATAAACAGGGATTAAGTCATGTCCGGTAAATTACAACTAGCTATATCAGGACTACAAAATGAGTTTATATCAGGTAAACCAACATTTTCTCATTTTTTGTCTGCTTTTAAAAAGCATACAAAATTTGCCTTTAATGTAAACGAATTCCCATTAGTAAATGCCAAAATAGGTGAAGAAACTCAATGTATTATACCAGTGGATTCCGGTGACTTAATCAGTACATTAACACTAAGATGGAAGATGTATTTTAAATCTTCAATAAGTTACGACGATGCCCAGTACGACCCGTACCGAAACGGTGCCCAACCATTTCACAACAATATTGGTATACACGGAATAGATTACGCAGAACTTTATATTGGTGGAAAACTTATAGAGCGAATAACGGGTGATTGGATTTACTTATACCACTCGTTTAATACAGCCGATTATGTCTTTAATGATTCTATTCTTTACCAAACTCAGGCCGTTCGTACCAATCCATACTTTATTCGTTATAAACTTCCAGGTACTGAATCGGTATTCGACGCAGCGAGCGGATCCCATATATGGACTTTACAACCAATGCATATTGACTTACCGTTTTATTTTTACAACAATTTATCGGCATCCATATTAGCGTGTAAACTAACTAAACAAAACTGTTATGTAAAAATCAAGTTTAAGTCTCGTGATGAAATAATACCCAGCTATATGAAAGCAAATGTAATAGATACAAACATAGAATCGGCTTCAATATTAACAAAATACACATTTTTGGGTGACGATGAACTAAACTATTTGAAATCACGACCAATTAAACAATTAATAACACAAACTCAGTTACAGAAATACAAGATACCCTACGACCCATCGATCCCACAGGCGTTCAAGAGAAATCTAGAAATACCACTAACGCTACATAATCCGATTAAAATTGTTCACTTTTTCATAAAGCGCGAGCTCGGAGACGATGGACTTGCATCCGGGTTGCCGCAGACCATTCAATTTAAGTCGGCAGGAATTAAATTTAATGGTAATTTCTTGTTTAATGATTCATACGCTAAATCAGTGTATGATAATAGATTCAAGAATTCTGTATCTTATGGAACCGCTCGTATCGGTAGTTACTCCTTTGCATTATACCCTACTAGTAATGAACCATCGGGTCACTTAAACCTAAATCGTATAATTGACAAGACATTTGTAATGGACCAGGCACCTGGGCACGACGGAGGGGTACTTAACATTTACGGTACATGTTACAACATGATGGTATACTCACATGGTTTGTGTGGCTTAAAATATTAAGAACATAGTAGGATATGGCTGGTCGTGTTCAAATATTAGCAAAGGGTCACGTGAGTGATCAATTATTAAATAACCCGTCATTTTCGTTTTTTACAAAAAAAATCAGTAAATACACGAATTGGTCAGATGAAACATTTAAAATGACTTTTAATAAAGACATCCATACAGACGATTTCATTGATGCTACAATTCCAGCAAAATACGGTGACGTACTCAAGGGAGTAACATTATCATTTAAAATTGAGGAGTTTGATGCACTTACCTTGTTTGACCCAGGGTTTAGCTCAAATATGAACAATGTATCCTTAATTGAAAAATTTGGGGTTTCCGTTATCGACTATGTTGAACTATCTTTAGGAGATCAACTAATTGATCAGGTGACTGGACACGATATATTTATTTATAACGAACTACATACACCCCAATCACAACACGGAAACTTAGATTCTTTACAAGGTGATCATTTCGTTTCTTCATATGGTTATGGAACATATGTACAAGAATGGCTTGATGGTCAACATCAAATTAGTGAGACTCTGTCGGATTCGCAAAGCAGAGAATATAGAATACATATCCCGTTTTATTTTCACAATCGGCCTAAACATGGATTTCCTCTATACGCTGTTAATAAACAAGAACTTAAACTTCGCATAAAACTAAGACCTGCACGAGATCTTTTGTTTATAAAGGGCTCCTACGGCGCTCCCGGGATAAATGTACCACTGGATGGTATCTGGGATGCTATAGCTAATAGGCAGATTATAGGAAATTTTAAACTAGATGATTTTACAGTTGATTTGGATTTAGTGCACTTAGATAAGACTGAACGTTGTAAGTTACAATCCAAACCATTTAACATGTTAATAGAGCAACATCAATACAATAAATTTTATATTGAACCACGTTCTAAATACGGAGAATTTAAACTAGATTTTAAAAATCCAATAAAAGAGATGTATTTCATAGCAAAAAATGACCGACCCGAACTAGATGAACCAACTTTCTCTAACAATTTGAATCAAATACGTAGTATTCCGCCCAGTGTGTATGGGTCCAATTTCAGTGAATGGCGAGCTGATGTTGCATATGCTAAAAAGCCTGTTCCTTTATTTTATTCACATCAGGACTTGGTAACCTTAGAATGTGACGGTGTAAAAATTCTAAACGAAATCACGGGTAACAGTAAATTTCTAGCGTACTCTATTCCACATGTATATCATAAAAGGTCACCTGTAGGTCGTCGTATAAATGTTTACAGTTTCGCTTTACAACCAGATAAATTGGAACCAAGTGGACATTTAGATTTCAGTGTAATAAAAGATGCAAAATTAACAATGTCATTAACTCGTGATGGTTCTTTCGGACCATCAACACCGATTTTTCAGATCACGAGTGGTTATTCTCCACTATATTTTTTTAAAGAGGTAAGAGTCATAGCCAAAAGTTATAACGTCATTCATTTTGAAAATGGTGTAGGGGAAATACTATTTTAATGACTCTATCACCATGTGGAAGAATGATATTAAAAATATGTAGACATTAGTTAAGTATGGGGGAAGCTGCCAATATAGCTCTTAGTGCTATTGGAATGCAGGATACACACTTGCTTTCCGATAACCCCGAAAAATCATTCTTCAATCCATCATATCAACAACATTCACAATTTCGTAAATATCATAATGTACATAGTGTAATTGAAAATGGTAATAAACCAACATGGCCATTTGGAGAAACAGTCAAGGTTACCATGAACCCACAAAGTATGGGAGATCTACTTACAAATTTATGGATACACGTTGAGTTACCTAAATGGACAACCACTGAAAGTTTCACACCAGGAATTGGAGAACAAGCGGAACTATATATATTTGGAATGACTCTAGAAGAAAGTGGATCAGCTTTGTACAACTCCTCAGGCGTACCGTATGCTAGCTACAATGATTTTTGGGCAGCTATGATAGCGGCAGGGCGTCCAGGTCCGGGAGCTCCAAATGATCAAATGTGGTCGTATATTGTAATGGATTATGATTATAATAATTACCCACAATATTTTACTTGGTCGTATCTCAGATGGGATTCGTATGGTATTCCTGGTATGGATTCGGCAACGCTTTTGAATGTGTACGGTGTCCCGTATTACTATGGTCAAGGCGCACCACCTCACCTAATGACAGCACCGGAATCCCAAAATTGGGCTTGGGATACGCAGTTATTGGGAAGAAAAATAATAAAGAGTATTAAATTTATTGTCGATGGAGAACTATTAGAGGAAATAACCGCAGACTGGTGTATTATATACGATAATATGTACCAAACAGAATCTCAGAAAGAAAGTGCAAATACAGCATACAATCGTTATCAGAGTGGGGCTGTGCCCGCATGGCAAAATCCGCTATCCGGACAAAACTCGGAAACACATGATGGGTTTTTCATTCACATCCCATTCTTTTTTAGCCAAAACTATGGTGGAGATGTATACTCAAATAATAAACAAAATAAAACACCATTTCCACTGTGTGCAATCTATAAACAAAAAATAACGCTCGAAATTGATTTTTTCAAACAATCGTTTTTTACTCTTAAGACATCCAGCTATTCTGCTAATGGTGACATTGGGAGAGGGGCTCCACCTCCACCACCGGCTAAAAAATTAAAAGAATTTAAAATTATAACTGAAGAAATCACACTTTCTAATGAAGAGTCCCTATTTTTTAAAAATAATAATAGAGAAATTATTTGCGATTTTGTCAATAAACATTCAAGTATGTCATTAGAAACAAATCAAAATAAACGGTTATTTGAAGTACAATTAGAACCGTCAATACCTGTCAAATGTTTTCATTGGTTTTTTCGGTACAGTGGATACGAAGATGAAGATGAATACAGAAATATAGAGTCAACCTCGGGCTCGAATTCTAGATCTCAAATTACAACAAATAGGTTTAATTTTGGTAAAACGCAATATGGAATGGGTAATCAAATCCACGTAGCCCCAGATGTGTTAAAGCGTGCATATTTTTCATTGAATGGTGAACGTTTCCCTAATATATCTAACATTGATTACGAATACTTTTTATTTTATGTACCAATGCAATCACAATTATCTATATCAAGTTCGTTGTTAAGTTATCAATTTAATATTATCTATTCATACAATTTTGCAATGTTCCCTAAAAGTACAATGCCATCGGGGTTTCTAGATTTTTCCGGATTAAATTCCGAAAAAACCAAACTTCATTTCGAATTAGAAGAAGATCTAGCCATCATGCACGGTGGCAATGGATCATCAATCCCCCCAAGCCGTCTGGAGAACCCTGTATACAATTTTCATATGTACTATACGGGTTTTAAAGTTCTTCGGTTTAATAATGGTTTCGTAACAATTGCTTAAAAGAAAAATCTGTGTTTTAATTAGAGTAGATAGATGTCAGGTAAATTAGTTCTATCCATAACTGGAATACAAGATGAGTTTATATCAAAAAATCCTACATTTTCTCATTTCTTATCAGTTTTTAAAAAGCATACAAAGTTTGCATTTAATACAATTGAAATTCCTTTAGTAAATGCAAAGTTAGGTGAAGAAACTCAATGCATTATACCATTAGATGCTGGTGATTTAATAAATACATTAACACTACGATGGAACTTGTATTACAAAGCTTCTATAAGTTCAGAACATTTTACAGGTAGTGTAGGACACGGTGGATATTCAGCGAAAGGGGGTACCTATGATAATCCATTTACGGATAACGTTGGTATACATGGAATAGATTACGCAGAACTTTATATTGGTGGAACTCTTATAGAGCGAATAACGGGTGATTGGATTTATTTATACAATAAATATCATTCGGCTAGATACATTTTCACTGACACCATTCTCCATCAAACTCAAGCAGGCAAGATGCCTTATGGTTCCACATCTAGGGTTGCTTCGACCGATCCAGTCACCACGACTACATTCGGTTTTCAACAAATAGAAGATTTACAACCTACTGGTGGTATTTCCTCTGACGACTTCGCCGAAGATCATCAAATGAGTTATGATGGTGATACATTGGTGGTTGGAGCCGACGCTCACGGGACCGGAGCCGTATACGTATTTATGCGTGACGACCCTTTTCCCGAGTCTGGGTGGAGTCAAACTCAGAGATTGACGTCACCGTCGGCTGGTTCGGATGGGTTTGGTATGAGTGTATCCATTCAAGGTAATACATTGGTAGTGGGAATACCGGAAAGTACTGTAGCTGGCGCATATTTCGTTGGAAGAATAGAGATATACACTCGGGACGCGGCCTACGGTCCTTCAACTTCATTTGTCTTACGCCATACAATTAATGGAGATACTTCGATTAATAGACCTTATTTCGGTTACTCTGTATCACTCGATGGTGACACGTTAGCGGTTGGAACTTGGAGGGATGGACGACGTGTTTACATATACACACGTACACCAGGAGATATCTCTTCTGCATGGACTTTACGTGATACAATTGTGTTCGGTACAGATTCAATAGGTTTAAGAGTTTCACTCAGTGGTGATAGAGTAGCAATTGGGAGCTATACGGGAGTGGTCTATGTATACGTACGTGACACACTAGGGGACCTAACTTCTACGTGGAGTCAAGAATTTACAGTAAATGGGAACAGCGGTGTCGATGGATTGGGTTCAGCCTCGCATATCGCCGGGGGAGGATTTGGTGAGGCTATATCACTCGATGGTGATACTTTAGTGATTGGCCGCAGACGTGGAACATATGTGTATGCGACTGATGTATACTTGTACCGGGCATTCGTATACACGAGAGACCCCGCGTCCGGCTCTTGGTCACAAATCGCTATATTGGAACCAATAGATGGGGCGCAGAATAATTATTTTGGTGAGAGTGTCTCTGTAAAGAATGATCTCATAGCAATCGGGGCCTCGAGAAATTCAAGCGGCAAAATATATGCATACACACGTGCCATACCGGGAGACACATCATCTGGGTGGACTTCTACTGCAACTCTAACTCCCAGTACTGGTTCTTACGGGGGTGATTCCGTTGTTACTGATGGCACTACTATTATTTCAGGAGACAAAGCAAGACATGCGCATGTGTTCTTGAATACAAGCACAACTACAACTTCTTACGCACCGGTTTTAGAACATAAATGGAACCTTAAACAAATGCATATAGATTTACCATTTTATTTTTATAATAATTTACCAGCATCTATACTGTCATGTAAAATCACTAAACAGAATTGTTATGTGAAAGTCAAATTTAAACCCTTTGATAAATTGGTACATCCATTTTTATTACCGTACACAAACGATACAAACATAGAGTCAGCTTCGTTATTAACAAAATTTACCTTTTTAGATCACGATGAATTGAACTTTTTGAAATCGAAACCAATTCAGCAATTAATTACACAAACTAATTTACACCAACATGATATAATTAGACAAAATGAGGGTCACGATCATACGACGGAAATACCATTAAACCTGGCTAATCCAGTTAAAAATATACATTTTTTCACAATAAAAAAATCACGCCTATCAGATTTAATAAAAACTGCGAAGATGAAAATATATACACCAAATGTATTCGATTCTGTTTACCTATATATGTACACTATCCCATTTTTGTCGGCGGGACTTAAAATTAATGGTAATTATATTTTTGATGAGTCGTATGTTAAATTAACACATGAAAATTCGTTAATTAATTCCAGATCCTCACAAGCTCAACCTTTGACAACCTACGGCGGTTCTTACCCAACGCGCGGTTCGGGATTTATATTTGATGAATCCAGTAGTTATTCATTTGCATTATATCCTTTGAACAATGAACCATCTGGTCATTTAAATTTCAGTCGTATAATTGATCAAAAATTTACAATTGATCCAGGATTCACCACCACCACCGACGGACACCCTAGCAACATCCTCGTAGCGGATAACGTGCATCAAGTATCAGTCGGTGATACTCTTGAAGTTAATATTTATTCTACGAGTTATAATTTTATGGTATACTCAAGCGGATTATGTGGCTTAAAATACTAATGTCATAATAATATATGGCTGGTCGTATCCAAATAATAACAAGAGGTCATACCAGTGACCTTTTATTAGATAACCCATCATTTTCATTTTTTACTAAAAAATATAATAAACATACAAATTGGGCAAATGAAAATTTTAAAATGGATTTTGATAAGAAAATATATACAGATGACTATAT